CGGAGCAATGTAGGCGTATTGGGCGTGTGGCTTGTTTTCTAGCAGGGCTTTGACTATGAGATCGTTGATACAGGCCACAGTCTTGCCACAACGCCTGTGAGCCACGATTACTGCCCAGCGTTCCTTACGGCTGTGGTAGTCCTCAAAAACGCTTCTAGGGCGGTATTTTAGCTTTATATCCTTACTCATCAGCCCATGAGATTCTTAGGTCACCACCGTTGCTACCAGTAACCTCGTTTACTTGGGTTTCTTTCCATCTTGCCCGTGTCTTTAGCCAAAAGATTGCGGCAGCGGTATTGCCCTTTTTAGCCTGATTGAATAGCGTTCCAGCAATAGCTGAATTAGCATCAATGCGGCCTTCGTCTAGTTCATCCTGATAATATTTAACCAGCGTATCGGCACTAATCTTTAAGCGGGTAGCAATATCCTCATGGGGGCATCCCAGCGCAGACAGTCTTTTAACCTGTTCTCTGCTCTCTTTTGTGGGTTTGTGTGGGGGTCTGCCTCTTTCAGCCATTTTAATAACTCCGATTTAATCCCAATAATTGTTAAATGCTTTTAACGGGTAGAACACCAAACTGTTCCTGTACCCACCTTCAGCGGTAGGTCTGATAGGGGTTACGCCATGCACATTACGCCATGCTGGGTAAACGAGCATAGAGTTATCCCTACTATCTACCGTTGCGCCATAATCAGGAACGGTTGTATTCCCACCTTTGGCATTAACCTTTTTGGCAATAATCACATTTACGCAGCCTTCAAGGTTGCCTGCATCCCTGTGGAATGGGGCAGGAATGTTAAAGTTGCTAATGCTAGAAGTGAATAAATCACCAAATCTGAATTTGGGCGGCACTTTTTCAGCAATGATTCGTTTTTGCCGTTCGTATATCTCAGGGGTAATCTCTTGGATTAGCTTCTCAGATTCTTTGCACAGCATATACATGGCCTTAATAAAGGTTTGTGCTGTCTTTACCTGATGAACGCTTGAAATGGCAGGATAAGGGCGTTTCATATGCGGTTTTGGCGGGCAGCTTCCAAGAATGGTGCTGAACTGCTTAACCTCAAACTGTGCATCCCGTAGGCCGCTTGACCTTCTCATTTCGCTTTTAGGCACTCGTTCGCTTAGTAACTCAGCATTAGCTACATCGGCAAGCTGCTTTAGTTTGCCCGTAATCTCTTTCAGGTAAAAGCCTACAGCTTCACCATCAGCCATGAACAGGGTATCTTCTGTAACAGTTGGCTCAATGTCACCGCATATATCGCCAATCTTTACATTGTGGTCAATTTTTACGAGTTCAACTATTTTCATTTTGTGCAGTAAACATTAGTGCAGGCAGGAAACCATGACTTTTGCCATGTATCGTAGTCACGGCTGACGAACTTACCAGTATTCCCTACAGGGGCTACCTTGTAATCTTTTTGCAGCTTTTCAACAATGGCCCAAAATCTAGGTAAGCTGGGGTCAATGTCAAAACTCCATTCAAACACTAACTTATTGAATATATGGGAATAATTCTCCAAAATAGGCATTTCAGCGCCTTCTATATCCATTTTACAAGAATCAAAGTTTTTGGCTTCTTCGTTGAAATTTAGGCATGGCACTTTAATGCCTTTGTTGTTCCACTTCTTAATGATGGAGTTACGCCATACATTGTTGTTGTTACCGATGAACAGGATTATCTCTTTGGTGTCGTTGTGAACCAGTGCGGCCTGCTTTATTGTTGCCTTAAAACCGTTCAGTTTTAGGTTTTTTTCCAGCATTTCACAGTTAAAAGGGTCAGGCTCATATACCGTAACATTTGCGCCTTTTGAGCAAGCAAGCAGGGTAAACGCCCCTACATTGCCACCGCAGTCCATCCAGTTCTCGTCAGGCAAGATTTTGAAGCCTTTTTTTTGGTAGGTGTCGTTACCAATGACTTCTTCAAAGGTCTTTTGGTCAGAAAAGCCTTCTCGGTAGAAGTATTTAATGCCTTTGACTTCGGCCTGCTTGAGAATCATAGCTTGGCTTTCTCGGCCTTTAAGTAGTTCACCAGCATCATGCCTACATAGGCTTTCTCATCCCGCCAAAATTTAACCAGTTCAAACGCCTCATCGTAATGTTCAGGCTCAAACTCGATTTGGATAGCTTTTCTTACGCCATTTGCCATATCCGATAGCTGTTTACTAACATCCTCGTCATCAAGGATTCCGTAATCAATCTCGGCTGTGAAATTAAGTTCCGAATTATCAAAGCCAAGCAGGTTTATATCAAAGTTTTCGTCTTGCAAATCAGTGATTTCAAGTTTTAACAGGTCGTTATCCCATCCAGCGTTCATAGCCAGCTTGTTGTCAGCGATGATATAAGCCTTCTTTTGAGTGGCTGTCATGTCTGAGCAGTCAATTGTGGGGATTTTAGCTAGTCCCAGCTTTTGGGCCGCTAAAAGTCTGCCATGCCCTGCTATTACCCCGTTGCCGTCTACAAGGATTGGATTGCGAAAGCCAAATTCTTTGATGCTGGCGGCAATTTGTGCGACCTGCTGGTCACTGTGGGTTCGGCTGTTTTTTGCGTAAGGGATTAGTTTATCAACAGCAACTTCTTTTATTTGCATATTTAACCAAGTAGTTAGTTAATGATGCTTAAGTTTACTACTATTTAACTTCTTTGTCTAAATCTTTCAATTTGTTAGCAATAGCAGCTCTGCGCTCTAAACGCTCCCGCTGTAGTTTTTCAAGGGTAGATTCTTTGTGCGGTTGCAACAAACTATCTTTAGGTTTGATCTTTTCTTTGGTAAACATTACATATCCTTTACTTTGTCGGCAATCATGTTTCTGCGATTCATGCGGTCTTGTTGCAGTTTTCGCAGGCTGCTAGGTTTACCAGCACTGTTTGTAGGGTGCAAAACTTGCGGCTCTTTACCGTGTTTGGCTTTGTAGTTGCTGTCTTTGCGCTCGTAATCAGCCATCACATATCTTTCATTTTTTCGGTAATGACTTCTTTACGGGTCTTGGCAGCTTCTTTGAAGTCGCTAGCACTTGGCGCACCTTTGCTGCCTGCTTTGCGCATCTTTTCGCCTGAACCAGCCTCTATCCTAGCCCGCTTACGGTGAATATTGGCGTAAAGGCCGTCTTTCACGCTTTTTCCTCGATGTATTTGGCGTAAGCATCTTCTAGTTTGGCTTTGCGGTCACCTTTAGAGTTCTCACGCTCAACGCTGAGTGCAATGGCTACGGCCTGTTTTTTTGGTTTGCCAGCTTTCATCTCGGTTTTGATGTTTTTACCAATAGCTTCGGCTGATCCTGATTTGACGAGTGGCATAAATATCCTTTTATTTCAAAAACTTAAGTTTATAAGTAGTGGTGTTGATAAGGTCTGCGATCTCATCAATGATGTTTTGTAATTCGCTGTCTTGCGGCAGATCTTGACGGGCTTCTTTTACAAAACTTTGCAAAGATTCTAGGTAGCGGATTGGGTCTTTAGGCTGGTGATATACGCTTGGAAAGCTGGTGAACTTGCCGTATTTTCCCATATAGGATTCGGCAAAAGTGTCGGTCAGATCAACAATGCTGTCGTAGTACTCGGCTAAAGCAATGTGTTTGGCGTAAGAATCAGTAGACCAATGAAAAAAATGCGTGTTAGTCGCTGAATGAAGCATTGTAGCTAGGAATAAAGCGCAATTTTCCATACAAATCCTTATGTTATGGGGGTAGTTTCCTCTATTTTATCAAGAATATCAATACAAACCAAGCAACCGCCACCTTTTTTTATTTCACCACGCTCGATCAATAAAACATCAATCTGTTCGTCATCATCAAATACGCCAGCATCACATAAAGCATCCCACAGGGCCTTAATGCGGTTGTCAATATCTTGCTTCCTGCGGTCACGGGGATATAGGACTACCTTCATCTCTAGCCGTGCCGATCCTAGTTTCGGTACACGATACTCGACCACATAATCGCTAACCTGCGCCTTAAACTCTTTGCCAGCCTTGCTTATACCCATCCTGTTACGAAATATGGTGCGGTAGCTGTTTACGCTTGGCGGCAAAGGTAAGTTAAGTACGATCATCCTAGTAATTCAAGTGTCTGAGCGAGTAGTGATTCTTCAGTAACATCATATTCTGCTTCAAATCTTCTACGCCCCATTCCGTGAATACTGGTATTTGACCCCCGATGATGGTATGGGCAGAGCGGTATAACAGGGGCAT